AAGAAAAACCATAAAACGAAAAACCATAAAACGAAAAACCATAAAACGAAAAACCATAAAACGAAAAACCATAAAACGAAAAAGAAAGCGGTTATCAAAACGACTCCAAAAGCTAGCAGAGGATCCTACTAGTTCGCTTAATAAGAATATGGAATTACAAAAGTTTTGGCAGAAATTAGCCAGTGGAAAATTAATAGTATTGGTTTTAAAAAATGGAACGAGTCAATATAAACATATGACGAAAAAGACTAACAATGCGCAACGGAATGAGTGGCGAAGCGTTGAGGAAGCTGCCACGCGAAATCCCAATGTCGTTGCAATCCTTGTGAGTAATAGTAGCTGGGAGGCTTATGATTATCTTTATGCCCGAGCAAAGAATAAATCCGTGAAGGATGTTGTTAAGAACTGGAAGAAATACTTCAAAACATCAAGTGGAAAGAATCCTTCCTCAAGCGATAAAACTCTATATCCTTATTAAAAATATCCAAAGACGATAATTGCATTGATATAATATTTGAAATTATATCAACTGTTATTATTTATAAGATTAATCTATATTCTTCCAGAGTCTTATTAATATCTGAAAACATTCGTAGTTTTTCTATATTATATGGGCGAATATATGGAACGGCGTCTTCATAACACATCCATTTCATATCACTAACTTCGCTTTTTTGAAAATTATTCGCTTCATGTGGTCCATTATATTTCGCGATGTAATATTTATGTTTATATGTTTTGAAGTTTGATCCCATGAATATTTCTTCAAAAGGCGAAACATTTGTTACTAAATCTAATTGATCCTTATCATATCCAGTTTCTTCATTAAATTCTCTGAATCCACATTTTATATCTGTTTCCTGATAATTCCTTCTTCCCTTTGGAAAACCCCATTCGGGAGTTGTCCATGAAGTAATGCTTTCTTTTATTAATGATTCTAAATCATAGTTTCCTTCATCGTACATCTGAATTCCTCTTTTAATTTGGGTGAACTTTTCATATGCATGTCGTTCCTCATTTTTATACTGTACTCCAATAAAATCGCCCCATAAATATTTCCATAAATCAAGAAAATTTTCTTTTAAAAGCATTGCCTTCTCACTAACAGTCATCTCGTTAATTAAATTCAAAATGTATTCTTTATTGTATAATGGATATTTACCACGTAAAAATTCTATAAAACCAAGACTATCCTTTCTACAAATTAACAAATATTGTAGACCCTTTTCAGTTTTTCTGAAAGAAACGATTCCGATACTTATAATGGGCAGTTTGCAGTTATTAAACATATGTCCCTGTTTACCACAATTATTGCAAAAATGGTATGTTCTTTGGCGGTTCATTATATGTTTATAATATTTACTTTTTATGTTGTTGTTGTTTATATAATGCCCCTCAATCCTGAAATTTGGTTACCACACTTACTGTTTACATTACAGACAATATCCATGTTATATCCACAACATCCAAATGACGTTACGAAAAAAAAGTATTACGATACGATACATAACATACCTTTATTTTTTCCAATTAAACCTATAGGCTCGCAATTTTCAAAATTATTAGATAAATTCCCTGTTACCCCATACTTGTCTTCGAGAGAATCATTCATGCGATGGATTCATTTTATAATTAATAAAATCAATGTAAGCATGGAATGGGAACAGAATAATTTTTATGATAGTTTAGAGAAATATTATAAAGCATATAAACCAAAAGAACTATTGGACCAAGAAAAATTTAAACGTCGGAAACAATATATCATTATTGGTGTAGTGGCATTTCTAATAATAACAGTTTTATATATGTTAAAATCATAAATATATAATTTAATGTTCAAATAACATATAGATGCGAGCTGATTTGCTAATTCTTGCAATAACCGGGTTTCTTGTTTTTAATACATATAATGATGGGAGATATACTAAAATGTTCCATATCAATAAAAAGTATTTACAAATGGCATTATACGGATTTGTAGGATTATCGCTTTATTTATTTGTTAAAAGAAATCCAAAGGGATCAAAGGGTCTTTTATCTCATGCAAATAACATAATCAAATACATGCCCATTGATAAGGATACTACTGATATGTTGTCGCCAATATTTGATTTCACTTCCGCGCAAAATCAACTAAATTCTCTTGGTGGAGATGCTATAACTCCGCAAATGAAAAGAATGTTGAATTCGGGTGGTAAATCAAGCAGTAGATCTGTTAGCGAAACAAAGAAGAAGTATGTTGCATCCAAACAAGATTGGAAATGTCAGCACTGTCAGGAGAGATTAAAGGCAACATTTCAAGTTGATCATAAAGTTGACCTGCAATTTGGTGGAACAAATCATGTTGATAATTTAGTTGCCTTATGTTGTGAGTGTCATGCAACAAAAACAATGAAGTCAAATTTATAATATGATTTTAATATAATATAATAAATGACAAATTCAAATAACAAAGGTATATGGAATTATCTCTCCAAACATCCAATCTTCAGCACTTTTATGCTTGGTGTTCCGGTTGGGGATATGTCTGCAGATGAAATTAAGCGTACACTCATTAATTTTATGATATATATACCGCTTTTAATAGCAGGCATTTATTCATTTGCACAACTATATGAGTTTACTTATCCAACTCCGACGAAAAAAAAGACCACACGATATGATGATTTACGAGAAAGGCTGAGCGAAAGCTACGAAAAGGAAACAGCTGATTTTAAGGATATATTTGGACCAATATGGAATTCAATATCCTTCATATTTAAACCCATCAAATATATATACGAAATAATTACGACCATATTTACATGGATTTATGAAAATCCATTCAGAACTCTTATGGTTTTTATAATAACGTTGTACGTGATATGTTCATTTTACGTGACTTCGTTATACAAAACAAATTTTACTTTAAAAAAATGGTCAGGATACACCAATACTATAATGATCGTTTTGGGAATATTGCTTAGTATAGCAGTATTTACATTGTTTATCGATGTAAAGAGCAAAGGCGATGGAAAAGACGCAGGATTTGTTGCATTTATAAAATTAGTAAAAGGTCCTTCAGGTAATAATGTCGGATGGGAAAATTATAAACCAGAGTCTTTCGGAAAAATAGAAGAAAATGGGAAAAAAATGAGGAAAAAAAGAGATAATGCACAGTTAGAACTAAAAAAATTAAAAGAAAACATTGATGCTGAAAAAAAGGAACTAGAAAAACTTAAGGATTTATTAAATAACGATACTTATCAAGGGTCAACCAGTGGACTGGCTCATCTTAAAAATAACGAAGAAAAATATAGGGAGCGCGAAGAAAAAGTATATAAATTAGAAGAAGAAATTAAAGCAAAAACCGCCAAACTTGAAAAGGTTGAGAATAATATAAGCGAAACTAATAAATCATCATTTTTATCTAAAATATGGTGGACAATTAAACAGTCATTATCATATTATAAATCATTATTGATTATGGGAACCGTTGTTTGTATACCATTATTTATATTGTGGTTAATAAACCATTTTTCATTTCTTTCTACATCAACTTCAATTATTATCGGAGTTGTCTCAGCAATCGCGCTTCTATATTTAATTCATGATGAATTCAGGGGGGTTGATTTACAAAGGGATACTGACGGATGGAAAGAATTTGATTTGGCTGGAAATAATATTGATATGAAAGTAAACAAACAAAACTTACAAAAAGAAATTAAAACGGAGACAGCGAAACGTGCGGCTAATGAAAAAGGCCGAGAAATATGGGATGAAAAAAGAAAAGATGATCAAGCCAACTTAAGCATTAAGATGGCGCAGATCAAGAATGACGAAGAAGAATTAAAATATGTAAAAGAAGCGTATATTAAAAGAGAAAAAGGTGATGAAAACTATACATCAGAAAAGCAATCTAAAAATATATCAAAAGGAGTTATTTCCAATATACAAAGCATTAGTGCAAAAAAAAAAGAAGAACAACTAATTAAAAGAATTAAGACTTTGAAACTTCAAACAGAACAATTAAATAAAAAGTTAAAAGACGATACATATAAAAAATGGCAAAAATCACAAAAAGTGTCAGCGTCAGCAGCAATTGAACAAGGTGGTGGTGGTAATGTTATTACAGTGGAATCCAACCTAGAAAAAGTTTCTGACCAAGATTCTAATAATGATATTGGTGTTGATAATATAGATCTATACAAAGATGTTTTGCAACGCGTGCAAATTGTATCTGGAAATTCAACCCCATCAGATGAAGATAAAATTAAGGCACAAAAAGTTACAAAAGATATAGAAACTAATTGGACAAAAACAGTGACCAAAGATAAGGGTAAAGAAAAAATCCGTTATGAAGAACCAAAGAAGGGCGGCGATTCTATATTAACAATTATTTTTAAACTTATAATGAAAATACCATTTTTATTGAAAGACATGTTATACTCTTTATGCGATTTTTATGGTATGAAAAATCCCAAAGGATTATTATTAATCTTATTATTTGAAGTTATTTTTGTCATATTATATTTAGTTATTCCCATGGTTCCAAAGTTTCTTTACACGAGATCTGTTACAAAAGAGGATGATTTACTCGAAGAACAAACAAATTTGGCAAATGACAAAAATATAATACAAAAAGAAAAATACCTCAATGAATTATTAAATGGGATGTCAATTGACTGGGATGACATTTTAGCTGATGGTATTTACAAAGCAAACATGAAAGAAGTATTGGTAGAATATTTAAAGAAAAGAGGATATCAGGAAGCAAATAAGTCTGTAGGGGGAAATGGATTTTTTAATAAAATGTTTTCTACTTTGGTATCTAAACCAAGATCCTTAGAAGCCGCCGTTATATATGTACAAACCAATGGTCCTGTAATTATATCATTGCGCAATCAGATTAAGATGTTAAATGTAGCAAGATTTGATTCTAGTGATAAGAAAAAGGATGCTGATAACATATTTAGAACAAAAATCTTATTGGAAAATCCAATATATACAGACAAAAGAACAACCATAAGTCAATACAAAGATATAGGAAATGCCGTTGGATCATTTAATTATAATTATGCAGTATCCGCATGGTTTTTTATTCACGAACAGCCACCCGGGCATAGTGTAGCAAATACAGAATTTACCAGTATACTGAATTATGCAAATAAACCTAATTTTTTATTTAACGTAGAAAAGAATACTTTAAGAATAGCAATTAAGAATGCATTGGATAAAGAAACTGTCATATATGAAACAAAGGACTTTCCTCTCCAAAAATGGAACAATGTGGTTGTCAATTATAACGGCGGAACTTTAGATGTATTTATCAATTCTAAATTGGTAGGATCAACTAGCAACGTTGTCCCCTTTATGTCTTATGATGCGATTACCGCGGGTACAGATAAAGGAGTTAGTGGCGGAGTTTGCAATGTAACATACTTTGCTGCTCCTCTGTCTTTATCCAAAATTAAACTATTTTATAAAAGTTTAAAATCTAAAAATCCACCAATTGTTTAGATAAAATTTCTTGTTATATATTATACTATGAATACGCAGAACATTATAATTGGTATTGTGATCGTACTTGTAATTTACTTATTGTACTTGTGGTTTTTCGGAGATAGCACTCGTTCTTACCTAAGTGGTATGCACCCTGCTACGAAACAAATGACTATATCGCCTTCTAGTCTACCAAATGGCAGTTCTTCTGACTACACCTATTCCATCTGGTTATATGTAAATAATTGGAATTACAGAGTGGGTGAGGAAAAAATCATTTTCCAGCGTGGTGATAAAAATAACCCCTCTCCTTCCGTAAGTTTAGGAGCAAATTTAAATAATGTTGAAGTTTCTTTAGGAACATGGCCAGGAACTGGTAACCGAGCGAAGGGAGAGTCGCAGAGGGATTATGAACGCGAACATGAGCAGGTGCACAAGTGTACTTTAGATAATTTACCCCTCCAGGCTTGGGCAAATGTTATCATGACTCTGAATAACAGATCACTTGATCTGTATTTAGATGGAAAACTTGTTCGAACTTGTGTTCTACCAGGCGTCCCGATCCAATCTAGCGGAGAACACTTGTTAGTATGTCCCCATAATCAAAATGGTGCAGGAGGATTTGAGGGATATATTTCAAACTTCCAATATTTCTCACGTGCAATTAATCCACGCGAAGCATATGCTATATACAGAGAAGGGCCAGGAGGAAGTAATTGGGTGACAAATCTAATCAACAAATACAGAATTAAAGTGGCTTTTATGAAGAATAATAGAGAAGTTAATAGTTTTGAAATCTAAAAATATCTACTATAATATATAACAGATGGCACAAACAACACAAGGTTGGAAAGACTGGTTTAGCAATTCTTACGGTGATGCAAAAAATAGCAATGCTGGTAAAGCGGTTGGCGATCTTTGGTCAAGTGATAGTATATGGGCAAAAATTGTTTTCTTAATTTTGATAGTAATTGTTTTTATCCTAGTACTTCACGCATGTTCTAGAATGATGACGTGGTTATTTACACCATCCGGGAGCCCACACTTAACAAAAGGGATGAAGGATGCAAAAAAGATGCTAGTTATCTCACAAGATCCTAAAAACCCCCATTCAATTCCGGTAATGAGATCGGTAAATCAACGAGGTGGGTTAGAATTTACCTGGACCGTATGGTTATATATCGACGATTTGGAATATAAGTCAGGGACGCGAAGACACGTTTTCCATAAGGGATCCTCGGGAACGAAAAGAATGGAAGAAGATGGTGATGGTAATTCTATGATGCCTTATCCTAATAATGGACCAGGTATGTACATACATCCGACGAGGAATACATTGATTATTGTTATGAATACCTTTAAAAATATAATTGAGGAAGTTGAAGTGAATGATATACCTCTCAATAAATGGCTCAATGTCGCTATTAGACAAAAGGGAAGGATTATGGATGTATTTGTCAACGGCGAAGTTGTGTTAAGACATGTATTCAATAGTGTTCCGAAACAAAATTATGGCGATGTCTTTGTTAATATGAACGGTGGATTTTCGGGTCATCTTTCTGATCTATGGTATCACGATTATGCTCTTAGCGGAACAGGTATAATGCAAATTGTACGCGATGGTCCAGACATGTCTACTATGGAGCAAAAATGGGTTACGCCACCATACTTCTCACTGCAATGGTATTTTGAAAATTCAAACGCTCCTTATAAAGGTGGCGCGCATTGGCCAACAGACGCCTAAGATATCAAATCTATGCATATTATTAAATATAAATAATATACATAATGGGTAAAAGAAGAACTCTGAGACGCGGTCAAAAAAAATTATATAAATTAAGAAAAAATATTCTCAAAGATAAATGTAAGTTTAGATCGCAAAAAATAAGATATAATAAAAATATTAAGAACAAAGGAAAATTAATAAAACTCAATTCAAGGATATGCAAAATGAGAAAAACCTTGAAAAAATTAAAATACGAATACCGATTATTAAAATTAAAAAGCACAACGGGATATTATTAAGATCTTAATGATGGGTTAATACAAATATCAATAGAAGGAAAAATTTTACTTGATTCACATTGATCATGGGATTTCACCTTTATACAGGATCTATATCCACGATCGGTTCCAATATAACAATATCCAGGCTTATGTTTTTCTTGAATATTATTATCTTCAGAACTTTCTTTATAACCAGGTTCGTGTTCTGGATATTTATTTATACCACGAATCTCTCTATTATCCATACTCTTTTTTACACCCTTATCTACAGAATCCCATAAATCTGTGCGTTTTAAATCCAATTCTCGCGATAAGACGTCCCCTGCATCTTTAACAGCACCAGCTGCAACATCTGCTCCCAAATCAACACCCTTTACCGTCGTATCTACCAAATCGCGCGCTTTTCCTGGTAACGAACTTGAAATCTTTTGCGTTAATTCTCCCAAATAATCGGTCCCTTGTGCTAAATAAGAAAATATATTCATACCTAAAACTGCAAGCAATACGATAATCAAAATAACAGTTATAATTGTTGTAGTACCCCACCCATCAGAATCTACACTTGTAGAAGGAGCCGGTACCTTTGGGCTTGGGGTATACGTACTTACCGGTCTAAGAACACTTGTTGGTATTCCACTAGATGGTGACCCACTCAATGAATTTGGCGTTCCTGTGATAATATTATTCATATACAAAATAGCAATATTAAATTATTTAGATAATATATATTATGACAAAAACTCGTAATAAAAGGAGACGGTGTCCCAATGGGTATCGTAAAGATAATAAAACAAATAAGTGTAAAAAGAAAAAATTAAAACAAAAAACAAAAAAATTAATTCGTTTACCTAAAAGCAGAAGACAAAGAGTAGTCGTAAAAATAAATGTCAAAAAAAAAGGAAAAAAAATGGAAAAATCAAAAAAACGAAAACGTTGTAAAAATGGATTCCGAAAAAATAAGAAATCTGGTATTTGTGAACCTATTAATAAAGAAGAGATTATTCCTAATACTACACCATTAATAAATAAATCTATAAGAAAAAGTATTGCACATACAGTACCCAAAAGATTTGATTTGACGAATTATTCTCCAAGTATCAATCGTCAATTAAAAACACTAAAAACGCTATCGCCGATAGGTGTCCAAGGTTGTGCAATTGGTTCAGAAGTAATGGTAAAATTAAAAAATGGTAAAACGAAATGTTATGGTTGGGACACCAAGACTGCAAAAAAAATAATGTTAAATAATTTAATATCTAAAAAACCAATAGATTGTTCTAACATTACTGCCCCCAAACAATTTCAGGCCAATTGTTGGTTCAACTCTTTTTTTATGACATTTTTCATTAGTGATTATGGTAGAAAATTTAATAGATGGTTAAGAGAAGCAATGATAACTGGAAAATTAGCAAACGGGACCAATGTTCTCAAAAAATTACAGAAACCATTATTCGCGTTTAACAAATATATTAATGCTAGTTTGAGAAGTTCATATGATGATGGAAATTTTGCCAAACTTATGGATACTAATTATATCATCAAATCTATTTATAGCGCAATCGGGAAAAAAATAAATGCATCTAGAGGCGAAACAATAATTGCTCCAACAAATAGAGCATCTAATCCATTAACTTTTTACACTGGGTTATATCAGGCATTGGGAGGAGATTTAATGAAATGGTTAAAGATAACTGTAGGTAGAGGTGTTAAAAAAATAACAGATTTGAAAAATATATTTGGAAAACATCAGCATGAGGCCTTTGCTAAAGTAATTTATTTAGAAATGTTTGAAGACGAATCATCTATATTTCATAAACCAAAGGAGTTTATAATAAAACGAAATGAAAATGGTCAAACCTTCTCTTATACATATAGATTGGATGCAGCTGTTTTGCGAAATACAGAACAATATCACTTTTCGGCTTATATCACTTGCAATGGCAAAGATTATGGATTTGATGGAGAAAGTTTTGGTCGCATGCAACCATTTAAATGGAAAACAAAATTAAACCGAAATTCAAAATGGAAATTTGCAGAACAATACGAAACATATTTTAATTTCAAAAAGGGATATCAATTGTTAATCTATTATTTAGTTAAACGAGAATTTATAAGATAATAACATTATTGATATTTGAAATAAAATCCGATCAATATCTAATTTCAAACGGTTTAAAATTAGATATCGAGTAATATTATGTGCTGTGGAAAATATAGATCAATGTGCAAGAGTTGTACATGTTTAACAATTATGAATAATATATTAAATACGAAATGCCGTCGTCTTGCCTTACCACTTGTTTTCATGTTTCCATTAACATTTATATCTGAATTTGAGGTTATATTTACATATATATACTTTCCAATAATATCATGTGGGACAGGATTCATTGTTTTTTGGAACTTTCCATTTTTAGTCTACATGACTGCTTCTAAGCCTTTGTATTATGAAGACATATTTATAGATGAAAGCAAATTACCCAATCATAATGTCAATACCTCAATAAAGGAGAGATTTCAATGTATTCTTTTATGGGTATTAATAATAACCAATAGTCTTTTAGTGGCAGCTTTGTCAGATTACTGGTTATATAAAACAACAGGTCATACTGATTTTTTAGAGGTCATTGGAATAACTGGTGGGATCATTAAGATATTTCAAATTATAAACAATACTATTGGAAGAATTATGTTGAAAATAATTAAGAAAGAAATAAGAGATGAAAGTGTGCGTTTTGGAGAGCGTGAAATACGAAGTATTAAAAATATTGTTCAATTAAAACAAATAGATGACAATCATGTATTAAAATCAATTGAATTAACAGAACGTAATAAAAATTTTATTGTTTCTATAAAGTAATTTATATCATCTATATATATAGGATGTCTAGACACATAAAGGCCAAAAAGAAAAATGGAAACATCTCAAATGCGATTCTAAAAACCAAACAACTAATAAAAGCACTCAAAAAAAAAGAAGAGGTTGTTATGAGCTTTAGAAAAGATATTCGTAAACGTTCTAAAATGCTTGTAGACACACAAGCGGTTATAGAGAAGAGTGGAGAGTTGGGGGGTCAAATAGCACAAAAATTTGGGTTTGATGCGTTCATTGGAGAGGGGATATATGGTAATAGTTTGGATCCACGAGAAAACAGAGGACTATCACCTGTTTTAAAAGATGGGGAAGTTGACGGCTTTGTGCAATTAGATAATTTACGCGAGGGAGCCGATAGACATTTAGCATATTTAAGTACACCGTCTGTTTTGACACAAATGACTGGTGAAGAAAGGAGGGATGCGGCAACTTTGGCCAAAAATATGGGGGTAATAAATAGAAGATGGGGTGGTATACATGAAAGAACATATAAGCCAAAAAAAAACCTTAAAATGCCAACAGTTGAAGATTATATTGAAGTATCACTTGCGGCTGCACAGAGAAGAAGACCCGAAAACCGAGCCTTTGTCGATGGCGATATCAACATCGTCCCATTAAGGGAACAAAATTCACCAGAATTACAAGCAAGGAGAGTTGTTGTCGGTAGAATAAATGAATTAAAAATAGCATTGGTAAATAGCAAAAGTCGCGCTGAAAGAGATAAAATTATGGAGGAAATTGAATCTATTAATAGAGACACTCCTACTCGCGAAAACGCCGTTTTTGCAGAAAGACTTAAACAACTGCGTAAAAACCCTGGTAAAAAAAAGAGTGAGGGGGCAACAGAAGTGTCTTCTGTGTCACCAGAAGTGTCTCCTGTGTCAGATGGAATGGAATCCTTTTTATTATCCAACGAACTAGGTGTCTCTCCGCCGCATACTACAGATGCCTCTTATGCGGAATTTTTATATAATACCAGTGGGTTTTATATACCACCACCAGATCCTAGTGGTAGAGAGGGTTCAACTGCAATGGAGACAAAGTCTATGTTGCATCCTGTTTTTAGCCCAGATACTCAAAACGTAGAAAACCTGGTTCAACAAGCAAATGCACTTAATGATGAAATCGCCGCATATATTGCAATTCCCACCCCGGAAGTATCACCAATAAATGATCAAGATAATTTAGAAGAAGAATATAGATTGTTGTTGGAGGAGAAGGAGGAAGATGACGATGAAGTATTGAATAGAAACAACAAAGAAAAAATGGCAAGAGATCTCAAGAGTCTCAAACAGAAGATGAAAGAAAGAAAAGAAAAAAAGAAAGGGGGAGGCAGAAGAACAAAAAAAAAAGGTGCCAGAAAACGCAGGAAAACACGGGTGAAACGCAAAATACGCAAGAAAACACGGGGGAAACGCAAAAAAAGAAAAAAAAGAAGGCGTACGAGACGATAATTATTTTTAAATATTAAAATAATTATTGATACCTATTGTTTATTAACTAAACTTATTGATACATTCGTAGATCTTAGCTGACTCATTAATAGCAAAAGCTCCCCTCTTTTGCGCCAATCCCAAAAACCCAACCATAACATTTAATGCGGTGTTGGCATCCGTGACATCCACCTTTAGAAGATTAATTTGACCTGGTTTCCCTTCATCTGGTTTCGTCCCGCTAACAGTCTCTGGATCAGCATCATCGTTTGGACTTTTCATATCACATTCCGATTTATCACAATTGCTCGGATCACAATTACTAGTATCACACGATGAAGATCTTTTTAGAGAAGGTGGATTCATTGGTGCCTCGGGAACATTATTGTCATGTGTAGAAGTTGCTTTTTCGGACATTATATAATCTTTATTTAAAATTGGTTTAAGTTGTTTTTTTATCATTGGTTATATATTATCGTATTCATACTATTAAGTTTATCCAATTTTGCAATTGTTTTTTCAAGATTATTATTTTCCCCGTTGGTGATTGAATTATTAAACAAGTAATCAGTAGCGGGTTTCTTTTCTCTTTTTTTGAGTTGTTTATACAACAAATTAATTTTATTTTTAACATTTTCAATCTTACTTTCATCTTTATAAATAGGCGTTGTAACGTCTACCTTATCCGTTAGAATTGATATAGCATCATATAAAATAAACCTTCTTCTCTTTTTAGAACCAGATTTATATCTAATAGAGAATAACTTCATCCATGAGTTGATGATAGTAACAACATTCTCTCCATATGATGCGGCTAATGATGATATTATCTCCCAGATAATCCATATTACATCTGTTGTAAATTTATTTTGGATAGGTGTCAAATATCGTGCCTCGGCCATCAAAGTATGATTTTTATCTCTTTTACAAATCGTTTCAAACTCCAAAATCCATTCTAACCAAAAACATGCTTCTCTGGCACTTTTGGTTTTTTGCAAATGATAAACAAATTCATTAAGAGCAATAAATAATTCTTTAGGGTCCTTTCTTTTAAAATATGGTTTCGCATAGTAAACATTGTCAGCCTTTAAATTGTCCGACATGTTAGACATGTTAAAAGAATTTTTTTGGACTTTGATCTGAGAAAGACTGTGTTTTTTTGAAGACAAACATAAAATACTTATCACCTCCGCAAAAAGAATTCTTATTTTAGGATTATTTCGCATTTTAATTTCATTTCCTTCATATCCAGTCTGGATTATATCCTTAAAATTTCCAAATCTTAGATTCAGATATAAAGGTAATCTAGGATTACCCAGATGAATATATTTACTTGCAAATAATAAAATGATTTCCCATAATTCTAAAAAATGACCAGAGCAAATATACTCTATAGACCAATAACATGCTGGCTCTATTATCCCATTGACTAATGCATTTAGTAATTGTTTTTTACAATCAGATCTTTTATAATTTGAGAATGTTATTCCTTTGAATTCCTTTTTAGTCCTAATATCATTTATTTCCGAATCTCCCATTAAATAACTTTTATATTAAAAATATCCCAATAATACATATAAATGGCAAAAGGTTTTATAAAAACATTGTACAATTCTTCTATATGGTGCAAAATCGTTATTGTTTCAGCGATTGTTATTGCATATTATTTAATGTATAAAACACCAACAACCGTAGAAGGTTTTGTCCAAAGACAAAAATTTCTTTTGAAGCAAGATTTAGAAATTTATGATCCATTTTATTCAAATATATATGATGATCTCATTTATGATAAGGTAAGAAACGAGTACGAAGTTGGGCAAATAATACAAAACACGAATCCAACGCAACATAGTCTAATATTGGATATTGGTTCTGGTACAGGAGACACAGTTGCCGCTTTTAACAACAAAGGTTATAATGCCGTTGGTTTAGATTTATCTCCACCAATGGTCGCTATCGCCAGTGAGAAATACCCTAATATGGAATTTTCAGTCGGGAATGCTACAAATGTTATGTTATATCCAGCACACACCTTTACACACATTACATGTATGTATTTTACAATTTATGACATTAAAGACAAATTTTTATTCTTTCGAAATTGTTATGAATGGTTGAGACCGGGTGGATATTTAACACTTCACTTGGTTAATAAAGATAATTTACAAGAAGATAATACTGATAAAAATGCACTAAATATGTTATCATCTATAAATAGTCGGAAACAGGATGATTCAAAATCGTATTTTAAGTTTAATAATTTCAAATATAAATCTAAATTTACATTGGATAAAGATATTGGATTATTTGATGAAACATTTACAGGACCAACAGGTAAGGTAAGAAAAAATATACATAAGCTTTTTATGCCTTCTCATGAAAAGATTGTCAACCTTGCTCAAGAAGCCGGTTTTATAACTGAAGGAAAAATAGATCTTTCACCTGTTAATTATGAAAATCAGTATATATACATATTTTATAAACCTGATTAATTATATTATATATATAATATAAATGACACGCAATACATATGTACCCCATCCAGATAGAAGTGACGCTCTTAATACCGCGTTAACGACATTAAATATATTAAATAAAGGTGATAATGCTTCGGGAGCAATTGATGATGAAGAAATGGTTAACTTTTATATAAATATGAATGAAAAGACGACACCATCTATTGGCCGAAGATTGAAGAAATCAAGATCCCGAAAGAAGAGAATACATAATAATAAATCAAAAATTAAAGCTGGGATGAATGTTGAAAATGCCATGATTTATGGAATTATGCATGAAGAAATGACACATGGGGCGGCTAAGCGATTATTTGGGAAAAATAATACATGGCAAAGAAAGGGTATCATTGAAAATGATATTATAATAGGAATGGATAAAGGGCACTATTGGATCAATGCTTTAAAAGGACATCCGGATTTGTCAATGGAAGAGGCGCAGAATATTCAGGACTATTATTTAATGAAATTATATGATATTTTTAGCGATGATCAACAATGGGGGAGCGGTAGACGGCGTAAAAAAACACGCTATAGACATAGTAAAAAACGTTCAAGAAAAAATAGACGAAAAGGTAGTAGGCGTAAATAATTCAATTCGTTTTTGATCAATTAAACATATAATAATAAATTGTATGTTTAGTTATCTTTTATATTTATGCATAGGTATAATTGTAATCATTTATATATATATCAAAATTCGGTTTAGATTTTGGTCTTCTCAGCCAATATTTCATACATATAATCTAATATATTGGTTATTTCCACCTGGTATAATACAATATAAAATTCCCGAATCCAATAAATTTTATAATCATTCGCTATCTCATCATAGATGGCGCGATCTTGACAATAAAACTAAATCAATGATTTATTCATTTATCAAAATGAATTATGTTAAATTTGAAACAAAATATAATACAAAAAAATCTGATTTTATAAATACTATTTCCGATTCCGCATTCATTACACTACAAAAACAACGCAATCCGAAGAAGATTTTGTCATGTCTTACTACACGTCCCCTAGAATGTTTTAATAAAAATAAAAAATTTAACTTATGGTTTTTTGACTTTCTTTGTGTTCATCGAAAGGAGAGAAAAAAGAGTCTTGGATACAAGCAAATATATACACATTATTGCATGTCAAGGAAAAATACTAAAGATTTTATTTTTTTATATAAGGATACGGGTCATTGTGATATAAGAGTGCCGTTAACAATATTTAAAACATATTCTATAAATTCTTCTAAATGGGAAAGAATCAACTATGAAATCCCAAGAAACATTATCACATACTTAATTAATTCATCAAATAGTGAATTATTGTTTCATTTTTTAAGCGAAGTGCGAATTAATTTTGATTGTATTATAATGCCTAAAACATTCGATTTAGGTAGGCTTATTAATTGTAATATTATACTTCCAACAGTTATACTTGATGACCAGGATGTAGTAGCTACGATATTCTTCAGGCGTTCGTTAGCTAGTAAAAATAATGAACAAATAATTGAATGCATTGGTTCTTATTGTAGAAAAGGCTATGAAGAAACATTTAAGGATTCTTTTCAAAATAGTATTGCTTTACTTAAAAAACACTATAAGTTTTCAATAATAAGAATTGAGAACATATCGCATAATTATATTATATTACAAAAAATATTGAAAAAAAGTATTCCTAAAAGAGTTGATAATACTGGCTATTATTTTTACAATTGTGCATCCACTCCTTTATTTTCACCCAACGTCTTTGCGATCTTTTAACGTTTATATTTTCCCGATCTAGAGAAACTGTCAACAACGAATATTACAAATACCCCCAAAAACATATATAAAACAAGTTCCTCTGTTACACTTCCCGTCTTTTCATCGTGCGATTCTTCTAATAAATGCACCACGTAATTTAACTTCTTCATTAATTCATCGGGAGCACTATTTTGAAGATTATTTGTATTCAATAATTGAGAATAATATGGTATGTTTTGCTGTGTTCCTGTATAAGATGGTACATATTGATTATAATACTGGCCCTGTTTTTGATGATATTCTTTTTGTTGTTCTAAACCTTCTTGTAATAAACCATTACCTTCCTTTGGAGCATAATCTTCTCCGGTAAGTTCTTGGGTTCCGTTTAACCCATACTTCATCTGATCATCTTCATCATCAGTGGTTGCCGAAAACCCCTCTGATGTTTTCATTGAGTTTAGGAATTGCATAGTTTTTTTAGTTGTTGGTTTTTTATTTTTATATGTTCTTGCTTTTGAAGATTTTGCAGGTTCCTTTTTATTACAATCTCCATAATTGGAATATGCTAAAGATGTCATTTACTTATAAAGAAAAGAGAGATTATTTTCCAAATATTTTCATAAAAATATATCCTCTTATTTATATAAATGAAAGGTACAATAGAACTTGCCCTTGTAGCCATATTATTTTTACTATCATACAATTCATCAGCTGTTATGACGGAGTTTGCTAACAGTATTTTAGGAAAGTTAATACTTATTGCATGTGTTATCACAATAGCCAGAACCAGGGGTTTGGTTGCAGGTGTTTTGTGCGCCCTTGTCATGATTACAATTATGCATTCATCCCAAGAAGGAATGTCGTCGCATAACAGTATTCCTAAGGGACCGACATGTACCGTATTAAATCAAAAAGGTAAACCTACACAATGTGAAAAAGATACCGAGTGTGGTGTATCTGTTTCATTTTGCCATCCAGATGAAAAAGTATGTCAGGCAGTGACAAATCCTACATTCGAGACGTCGCCCGAAGGAAAGGCGACAAATGACGTTTCCACTTTTGATGTAAGATTACATGAAGGTATGAACAATATGAATGCCAGAGCCAATACCATTTCTGCAATGAAATTTCAAAACGGATATACTGGTAATAGAGAGCAATTTCAAGGTTTAATATAAATTATATTAAATATATTATATAAATGGCATTGAGTTGTTTGGAATGTGAAATGAGGGGATTTAATATGAAAGTAGCTTACATCGTTTGCTTTGGCGTGATATTATTCTGTTTAGCTATTGTCCCATCACAGGAATCATTTTCAATGCGTGATGTTAGAACTACGGTTAATAGATTTAAAAAAAAATTTAGAAGAGAAAAGAAATATTATGAAAAAAATATTAATTCTGCTATATCACAATTCAGAAGGCGGTATTTATAAAATTATTTCTAGTAATATTATAAGATGAAATCAAAACAAATAGAAATAAAGCCTGGGTCACCTGGGTTTGGCGGAATATTCAATAGTATAAATAATAGTAAGTTTTTTGCTGGCGTAGTAATGATAATGTTGAACATTGGATCAAAGTATATTACAATAAAATTAAGTAAGTCACAAGAAGAATATCTAGGCGGTGTTATTGCCAGACAAATGTTAATATTTTCTATAATTTGGATGGGTACTAGAGATGTTTTGGTATCTCTTGCAATGACTGCAGTTTTTGTTGTTCTTACAGATCACTTATTTAATGAAAAAAGCGATTACTGCGTTATACCTCATCACATGCGTAAATATGAAGAGATTGTAAATGATGGTGATAAAATAACAGATGTTGAAGTTAAAAATGCAATGAAAGTCCTTGAAAAAGCTAATAAAAAAAAAATTAAATTAAACCATTTGCGACAACTTGAAACCTTTAGGTCAAGGTTGAGTTATTAGAAATATATAATATTATATTGATATTATATATACAAAATGTCGTCCTCAAAAATGTCGTCCTCAAAAAAAAAAAAGAGAAAAAGAGAAAGTGGT